CTGAAGCAATAGCCCCAGATGTAATTGTTGCTGTTCCGTCTGTTAGTGTACCGCCTGTAATTGTATCGTCTGCTGTAATACCACCTGCGTGTAAGTCTGCATAGTCACTTGGTGTTATTGTCATTGCTGTACCAGCAGATGCTGTTTCTACAAAAGCAAATTCGCTTTCTGAAGCATCGTAACCCATAAACACTGAAGTGTCGTCACCATACTCACCATAGATACCCATGTCTCTTGTACTGCCAGTACCTGTTACTTCTGAGTTAAGTACCATAACCGCATCTTCAACTGTTGTATTAGTTGTTGAAACTGTGTTTGTTGCTCCGTTAACTGTAAGGTTTCCCGAAACTGTTAAGTTGGAACCGTAGGTTAAGTCGTTTTCTAACTTTCCTGCGGTAACAGTGTTGTTAACTAGCTTACCGCCGGTTAACGTTGCATCTGTTACCTGATTATTTTTAATTCTTGTCACTGCCATGATTTATTTTCCTTATAATCTAGCATTTAAGGGTAGCTATCCCCCGTATTTCTACCTAGGTAGATATTTCTATTGCTTTCTACTTGAAAGTATTTATTTAATTATGATGATTTGTAGCCGTTACAGCCTTGTATAAACTGCTGATATTATTGAATAAACTGCGTAGTTTATAGACTATCCAATACGCCAATTAGTACCGTCTGAGTAGACTGGTACTCCGTTAGCTCCACTACCTGCTACTATTGACGCAAAGGTTGTTGCGTTAGCATCTGTAACGAATGCCCTTGAACCCGCACCTACGGATGATGCTGATGGTAAATTTGTTACTATAACTGGTGTTGTTTTAACATAGGATCCAACAGTGTTACCCAATGTTTTGGTCATAAATCTGACAATAATTTTATCACCAGTTGCTGGAGCTTCTGTAAATGTCAACGTCGTTGAACTTACAGTATATGCTGTCGTTGGTTCCTGTAATACACCGTTTAGTGTTACCAATAATGCGTTTGTTGTCGTTGCTGTTGATATTGTGAATGCGGTTGTTGATCCGTCACCATCAAAATTTTCAACCAGTGTAGTATAGTCACCTGACGTGTCCCATTCAGAGCCGTCATATATTTCGAGGGCGCCTGTCTCGCTGTTGTATCTAAACTCACCTGTGCTTGGTGATCCATCTCGCTGTGATGTGTTACCTACTGGTATCACAAACCCTGAGGTTCCGGATATTACAAGTTTTCCTGTTTCAGCATCTAATGTTATATCATCACCGGCTGTTGTAGATGTTACTGTAGTATCTGTAACAGTTAAATTACCTATAGTAGCATCCTCTCCAGCAACTGCTCCAACACCAAATGTGCCTGTGTATCTAGCACCTGATATATAAACTGATTTGCCTGTAAAGCTGATACCACTAGGTAAGTTATCACCGATAAAGTGTAATACGCCCGATTGATAATCAAAGAACCATTCGTCATCGTTACCTGAACCTGTAGCAAACACTTGGTCGCCACCTGTAGCACCTGCGGCATCACCTGATGTATGTATGTACACTTTTACTTGATATGTTGATCCTATCTCTGGTGGTATCCAATCTGTCAGTCCTGTCTTCCAAGATCTATTTGCTGTAGCTGTTCCGTCAAGTGTTGTTTCGTCTGGTTCTGATGTAGGATATACTGTTACTACTCCTGCTGATGATCCTGGCATAACGGCCGGAATACTTTCTGCTTGTTGCCATACTTTATCGCCACGCAGTATCAGTGGTGATGCTATAGCTTCGTTAGGTGCCTTTTTGTTAGTGTTAGTATCAGTTTTAGTAGCACCGTAACCTAGTTTCTTCCAAAGGTAATCAATTTTCTGGGTATCTTGAATTGCCATTAGCTAGCTACCCCCACTGATAATGCTGTTACACTCTGCCCTGATGTCAGTGCTATACGAACTAGTATAACATTGCCTGTGGCATTTGTTCCGTTCTCACTGCCCAGTGTCATTGTATAACCACCTGATAAACTTGTTGAAGTTGCTATTCTATCGCCTGAAGTAAATGCACAGCCATCTGAACCATTACCTCCTGATCCTGTGTTTGATCCTGGCACTCCTGAACCACCATATGTGGTATCTGCTCGTAACCAACCATTTAGCCCTGAAGCTGAATCAATACCAGTTCCTGGTGCCGCTATCCAAACACCTGCTACACCTGATGATGTAATTGACAAATCAAAGTTAGCCATTGTTGTTCGTCTAAATGCAAATGTAAAGTATTGTGTTCCTGTGTCTCCACTTCTGTCTGGTCCTACTGGTAAGTATCCTGTTGAGTAATCAACAACATTATGTTCCAATACACCTAATCTAATAGTTGCTTCTTTAGTTCCTGATACACCTGGATCACTTGCTTCAGTGTATGGTGAGCTTGTATAAAAGTTTGTTGACCCTGTGAAACTTGGTGTGTCTGTAGTGTCTGCACTAAAATCAAATATTCTTACGCCGTCATCGTCAAATCCAGCACCTAGACTATCACTCACTGGTATTAGTATTTCTGATATGCCTGACTGTGCTGATTTGTGTACGTTAATGTTTGTTGCGTTTTCTACATAGCTACCTACACCATTACAATTTCTAGCACGGACTCGTACTCTGTCAACTGTTCTCACTGAACTTGATGTAATTGGAACTGTTAAACTACCTAGAGTGTATGCACTTGCTACACCAACATCTACATTTGGTATACCACCTGTTAGCATTGTGCTAGCACCGTCTATAGTTGCGTATGAGTAATCAGTGTTTACAGTACCTGCTGATGATGTACCTTCTTGGTTAGTAGCTGTATCAACTTCTACTGGATTCGAAACATCTGAATATGCTTGTCCTGTTAAGTCATTAACTTGAACACCTGTTAATACCACTGTTGGGCTACCTGAATTATAATAAGGTATGCCTGATACAAATCTCTTAGTTCCGCCGGTTCCTTCAGCTAGTGTACCTGCTCCACTTTCGATTGATGGAGATACTGTGACGTCATCATAGACAATGTTTACATAATTTGTGTTACCCGTTGTAGAATGTTCTAGTCTTTCATCATTAGCACCTACTGTGTAACTTGCTAGTGCTTGTGTAATTTTAGCATCAAACGTTTGGAAGAAGCCTGTTGGATATGTTGAGCTTGATATAGTATCGTGTGCATCATCCTGGTTACTAACTACCAAACTTGTAAATGTTCCGTTCTCGCCTGTTGACGCTGTAAATGTTTTATTACCAGTATCACTGCCATTAATCACTGCTGTAAGCGTACCTGTAACGCCGTTGTACGCATTATTAACTACATTAGTGTCAATTGTACCACTAGTATATCTTCTTGCTGTAGATGTTGCTAAACTGTCACCTGCTGATAATGGATTTGTGTCTGAATTGTCTGTAAAGCCTGCTGTTAGTCGAGGACTTGTTCCTTGTGTACTATCTGACAAACTCAATGAAAACGTACTTAAATTTGATGGAGCACTTGGTACTGCATTTAATTGAAATGTTATTCCTGTATCAACATCTGTTTGTGCTGATAGATCTGGAGTACCACTTGCTGTAAATGTTAAGTTATAGTTACCTGTTGATTCTCCAGTAAAGTCATGATCTAACGTGGCACCAATTGACCCAGGTGAACTGCCATCTTCAGTTACTGCGTCATCTGAACTAGTGTCAGCCCAATCGTAGGTGTAACTGTCTGCATTCTGTGAAGTGTTTGTTACTCTTGCCAACGCACGGTTAACACTGTTGTAATCTACTCCGTCATATAAATCATAAATGTTATCACCACTTCTATCTGATGTTGTAACTGCTGTGCCTGCTATGATTGCTCTAACATCTGGCTCAACGTGGACTGTAAAGTCTGAACTTATAAAAGGTGAACTTGTGTGATTTGAGATAACTCTTAAATTACCTGTATAGTCTTGTGCTACGCCGTTAGCTTGGTCACTTGAACTTAGAGTAAATGTGTGATTAATTGTTCCGCCAGTATCTCCACTACTTCCGCTACCTGTGTTTACTGTTGTTGAAGATGTTCCATCTCCCCATTGGTATTGATATTGGATACCGTATGTTGCGTAACTACCAATTGTACTTTCTGTATTATTCGTAAACGTAACAACGTGTCCTGAAGTTCCTTCTTCGTTGACTCCTGAGTTATCATCTAATGACACAGTTGGTGTATGTGTGTCGTATATTTCTACAGCATCTGTACTGTTGGTTGGAATCGCACTTGGCAACGCAGTTGAGTGACTGTCTAGTGTAACTGTAACTGTTCTTTGTTGTTCTTGTTCTGTTGATGCTGTAAATGTGTGTGCTAGTCTGCCACCTTGTGATCCACCGTCTGCTGTATCATCAGTTATAACATCATCACTGGAGCCATCGCCCCAATCAATGGTATATTGTACTGTTGCTCCACCAATGTTTGTTGTATTATTGTCTAGGTAAACTGTAGCACCATCGTCCCAAAAGTTTATTGCTGATCCGCCACTTGAAGCGGCATATATCGCAAAACTTACCACAGGGTCTGCTGTGTAAATTGTAATATAATCTTCTCTAGTTTTACTTGCTGTTGAGCCTGTACCTGAACCTGAATTGTTAAATGCTGTTACTTGAACGTCAAACGGTGATCCAACATTTGAACTGTATGTATGTGTTGGGGTTGAATCTGATGTAGAAGTTGTAGTATCTCCGTCGCCCCAAACAATAGTATATCTGTTGGCATTTCCTGTTGCTGTGATAGTTAGTGTTACTACTGTACCTGCACCGCCACTTGTTGTGTCTGCTGTAAAGTCTACTTCTTTAACGAATGTACTATTTCTTACATTTTCAACTACTTCATTTAAATCATCTATAGCATCAGTGACTTTGGTTGATGTTGTCCAGTTAATATATGCTCCGTCTGTTGTCAATGAACCATCAGCGGCTGACCCTAAGTTTATTGCATTGCCTATCTGTGCTCCGCCTGTTACTGCGTTATCAACATATATTTTACTAGCTACATCTTGGTCTTGTACTGGGTCAACTACGTTGTTTATAAAATTTGTTGATGCATCAATGTTTCCTGTGCCGTTAGGCGATAATGCTATATCTGCATTAGTTACTATTGATGAAATTGTGTTGTCTGATATTTGTACGTTGGCGGCTGTTACATTGCCTGAGACTGTAAGGAGGTCTGTCGCTGTTGCTGTGCCAATTGCTATTTTAGAATTTGCATAATCAACTACTAGAGTGTCTGTATTAAATGTTAAATTAGTATCTCGAGCAAGATCGTCTCGCAAGAGTCTACCAGATATTCGGCCTTTAGCCATAGTGTCTCCTTATCCTCCGTATTTCACGGATAACCTTGTACAATCGCAGGTTTACCTCGGTTTGTCCTCCGCCTAATGCGGATTATGTGTTTATTTATCTGATTTAAGAAGTTGGAGTTTGGCCAATGCCTTGAACAACTGATATTGTTTCACTTGTTGGTGGAGCTTCATCAAATGTAATGTCATCTGATGATAGTGTGTAATGCGTAGTTGGTTCTTGATGTACGCCGCCAATAAAGACTAACAATTGGCTTACTGAGCTTGGAGTTGTTGACAGTGTAAATGTCAGAGTTGAATTATCGCCTGTAAATGTATCTATAGTAAGAGATTGTTCACCATCTATAGCCACAGCTTTAAAAGTAGATCCGTTATAGTATTCTAATCTTCCTAAGTCGGTATTAAATCTAAAAGTACCAAAGTGTGGAGCATCTGGTCTATTTGCACTTGCTCCGCTAGGAATCTGTATTGCTTTTGCAGTTGTTGATACTACTGGTTCTTTAAGAAATCTACCTGAGCTCATTGTTTAATTATATCGCTGTGTATGAAACTGTGCAACTTACTGATGAAGCTGTGTTAGATAATGCTGATACAAAATCATTATTTTCTAACAGAACTTTTTCACCGCCTGCATACCATTGATAAGTGTCTTTTGATGCAACGTCTAACTCATCAACTACTATGTTAGTGTCAGATACTGATCCACCACTTGGTACTATGTTAACACTTATTGTTACTGTTGAAGCACCATAGTTTGTAAAAGACAACCATGTAATTGCACTATTGTTTGTCGATGTGTATACTGTTGTTGCTGAGTCTGCAACTAATGTCGATGTTATTGCCATTTTTATTTCCCTAAAATATAATGCCGAATACTACGGCTTTCGATTTACTTACTAGTTCATCTGCTGTTGTTGTATCTGTTACTGTGTATAATCCTGTACCGCCTGATCCAGCTACCTTAGAATAAACTGTAGTATATCCTGATTGTCCTGTTGGATCACTGCCTTCATTTTGTAATCTTACTGCTGATCCATCAACATGTAAGATGCCTGTTCCGTCAGGGGCAATAACAACATTTCCATTGCTTGCTGATACAATACTTTGACTGTTAACATCTAAAGAGCCGCCTAGTTGTGGTGTGGTATCTTCTACAATATTTTCTAGACCTAGTCCGCTTGCTGATGAAGCAATAGGAGTTAAACTTCCTGAACCGTTATCAATTGACCATTTATCATTTGACTCGTCATACACTATCCTAGAATTAGTAGAACTGCCTCTATCTACTTCAAGTCCGGATGTTCCGCCTGTGACTCCTGCGCCTGCTTCGCCTTTATTTAAAACAATAACACGATCTTGTATATCTGTATCTTGAGAGTTAACTGTTGTTTGTGTGCCACTAACTGTTAAGTTTCCTGTAACTGTAACAGCACTAGAAGATATAGTAACAACGTCACTGGCACCTAGTGTAGTGATATCATAATTACCATTTATTCGTTTATGTGTACTCATTTACTTTTCCTATTATAGCTTATTTATCTTTAACTTAAACTCGTCCATCATAATATTCACTATATTGTTGTTAGTGAAATCAACATCTGAAGAACTTTGATCTTTAACTCTAAAAAATGTTACTTTAGGAAATGCTTTTGATATTTCATTAACTTGATAAATCCAATTACCTGCATATGTTGGTTTATCTGTGCTCTTTCTGTAAAACTCTGTGTCAGCATAAACATTATTAAACTTATCGTCTGTTGACCCAAAATCAAATCCTAACAAAAATACATGTGTTGCTCCGTCTATGCAAGCTCTAGATATTGCAACAGGTCCAGAACTATTACCGTAATACGGTCGTTCTATTTTTAATGCGTTTGATCCTTGTATAGGACGACGTGTCCAAAACTTAATTTTTTTGTCTATGCCTTCTTCTTGAATTTTATTTGCAATTAGTCTATCAGTTGCTACTAAAACATGAGGCATGAATTCTCTATAGATAGCATTGCATCCGTACACTAATCCTTTATTTTTTAGCTCGTTAGGATCTACGGCTAATCTACTTTTTCCATTTCCTAATACAAATGATATTGTCATAAAAAAATCCTCTCAGTGTATTTACTAAGAGGATTCCTGTAGCTTTAAAAATATTAATTTTTAGATAGCTGTTAAACGTAACATGGATTCAGCTGAATCATCTTCTACTGCCCATGAATAAACTACACCAGCATAGTCAACTGCTCTGTGTGCTGTAATTTTTTGAATCGCTTTTGCTTCGCCTGCAGTGTTCAATCCAACAATCGACATTTCACCGTCGTCATGTGCTGTAACTTTATTAACTAAAGTGCATTCGCCTTGTACAGTATTGCCGTCGTTTGATACTTTGAATGTTTTAGATCCTTTTTGTGATAGAATATATCCTTCAAAATCTGTCCCTTCAATATCCGCTCTAATCGGAATTGTTGGAGCCGCATCAACACCTGTTGGTCCTAAAAATAACTTATCTATTGGTCTACCCATTTTATATTTCTCCTTATAGAAGTCCAATGTGGGTTCTATCCACTACGCTGGTATGGTTAAACAGCATAAACTAACCGCCCTATGCAATTAGCAATAGTATTTATCGTTATATTGTTGAAACACAAGTTCAGCGTACTCTTTATGCCATTTGTCGCCTGGATGACTTCCGTCTCTTGCTGTAGTATCGGGGTTAATGCCAAAGTCTGTGTATTCGCCTGGGCCGTGTACTAAAGGAATATTTCTAACTAGACAAATCTGTTTTAATAAAATTATATTTTTTTGAAAATTATGATATGCCCAATTTGGGTTTTCTAGTAGTTTAGGATATTCTGCTGTGTCTAATTGATAGTCTGTTAACCAGTGCTTGTCTTTAGGTAATTCAATTCTAGACTCTGCTGGCCAACACACTGCTACCAAGTTAGGTTTTAATATGTCTATAGTCTTGTATATTGAACGCACAACATAGTCTGGGCTCGTACTACTCTGTGCTAGGTTCCAAACTGTTGTAGGCTGGTTAAAATGCGTCTTAAGCTGTTGTGTCCAGGTGTTCTCATACTTAACACCTATGCCCACTGTTAGACTACATCCTGATGTTAATATGTTAAAGTCTGTGCGTTGATTAAAACTATCTGATCTAAATCCGTGTTCGTTAAATTGGTAAGTTATCTCATCTTGATTACTAGCATTTTCTGGTGTGTCTGTGTCTACCCAATCATAAGTTTCGTTAGGCGGATACTTGCTCAAAAACAATTCTTGTTTCCATGCATCAGCGTAGGAGCTCTTAAAGTTCTCAAATGGTAATCTATTGTTCATTTAGTTTTTTCTTTATTTCGTTGATCACATCAATGATAAAATTAGAGGATTCGCACATTTCTTTATTATGTCTAGTTACTGTGTCCATCTCTTTAATATAATTTATCTTAGTTTCTGTTGACAAGTTATTAAACGACTCTAACGACTCAACTATTGCTTGTATTCTTTTATCATGAACCTCAATGGTGTCGTATTCTTCACTCCACCAATCACTAAAGGTTTTAAATCCTATCGAGTGTAGTGCTCGTAAGTATCCAGGTGCGGCAAATATGAGAAATGGTTTTTTTGCTATTAGTGGTTTACTAATTTTCTCAGACATATAGTAACCTTGATATTCAGTTTCTGTTTCTGCGACCAATGATACATAAGTAGCATTGTATACTCGGTGTGGTATAACTTGACTGAGATAGTTTAGTTGACCAAATCCACAATTTTCTGCAGGAATCATTGTTTCAAACCTATTTTTCTGTATTGCTTTACTTAAAAAATCTTGATTATCTAATTTGTTTAATGCTGGTGATCTATATTCTGGTCTTTTTTCTTTTGTGTTATCTCGAGCGTGTAGACTAACTAGGCATTTTTTTAATAGTTCTTTTTTGTCCAACTCAGCAACTATATTGTTTCTGTAGTTGTATCCGCCTTTGCTCATACCACCCAACAATGCGTCTGCTAAAAAATCTTTCTTGCCAATGGTATGAGTAAATCCTTTATTAATACGTAAAGTCTCTTTTACCCAAGTTGGGTAAAATATAGTAGGGAAAGGCCAATGTTGATTGTCTATCTCACTCACTAGAAATATGTTGTTTGGTCTCATTTTTCTAATAGTGTCCCAGGCTCCGTTTATAGCATGTTGTCTATCGGGCTCTGAATTAATGAATACTGTTAGTATATCTGATTCCTTCATACTATCATTGTGGCAAGCTTGTATGTCAACTTCATGTTCTTCCCAATAATCTACTCGAACAAATTCTTTATCCAGGCTAAATAATTCAGGTAATAGATCAAACTCATCGTTAACTCTTATCATAATCTTTCCATTATTTTACAACGAGCAATCTCAGTCTGATCTTTTAAAAATTTTTCTGATGATACCAGTTGTCGATTATGTTCTATCATGCTTTTGTTTTTTTGATAGATATCATCAACACTGTCATATTTCAACATATCGACTATAGCATCTAACTTTCTGTCAGCGTCTGTAATCTTATCAATGTCTAATACTTCAATTCCAGCTTTTGTTAGATATTCTGTGTTAGTAATAGGACCCCAGGTTAGTGATAAACATCCTAGTAGCAACGGCCTCCAGGTTTTTTCTGATATGAGAGATTCTTGATCTGGAGCGCCAGTCTCTCCGATCACATGTATTTTAGCATTATAAGCAGGATGAACTATGTGCTTATTGATAGATTGTTGCTGTTGCCCAAGTTCTGTGCGAAAGTCAACAAAGCTGGGATCACTAGCCCAAGGTACGCCAGCTGTGTTATCTTTTTTGCCCTTTGGTACTGTGTTTGAGTAGTTTTCTAATCCGTAATTGTTGATAACAACAACATCGTCTTTGGTAACATATTTTTTAATCCTGATAGCTAACTCTAACCTATGATATCTTACTGTGCCCGAAAGATAACTAAATCTATATTTCTTTTCAGGTATTTTGTTATGTTTTAATTCAAGTTGATTTTGATATAGAAAACACGGAATATCGTTTGGTTCTAATATTACATACATTGATGGATCTACGGCTTTACTGATTCCGTCCTTCCAGAGATCAATATTTTTAAAATAGTTTTTATCCCAACACAATACTGGTAGCTTGTTTGTTTCTTGACGACATTGATCTATTACTTCAACAAGTTTTTCAATATCAACATCTTCTCCTGGATAAAAAGTGTCTTCATTAATAAAAGCTAGCCCATCCGTTGGTATGCCCACAGCATCAAGTTCGTATTTGTGACTGAACTGATATGGCTCGTTTTCATCTCTCCAATATTCAGATGGTAATAGATCATCTTCTTCCATACAATTACTTATTGCTCAGAACTATAAGTCAAAAAAAAGCACTCCAAAGAGTGCTTTTTAATTTTGTGTAGTACAATGTCTACATCATAACATAAGTTAAACTTATGAGAATGATAAGTTAGCCATTGAAATCTCACCAAGGTAGTCACCTGCGTTACCAAATGATGATGCTGTATTTGATAATTCAACGTAACCGTATCTTGTTAAGAATGAAACTACTGGTTCAAATGTTGATGGATCTAACACAACACCTGAGCTCATTAATGGAACGTATGGGCAATAGAACGCCGCCGCATCTGATTCGCTTGAACCTTTATAACCTACTAGTACTGCTGTAGTGTCTGAAGCATATGAATCAACATAAACTTTCATAGCACCGTTTAGAGTACCTACAAACTTAGTGTTTGTTGGAGCTTCAAAAGTACCTTCTGTACTACGAGCAAAAGCTGAAGTAGTTGCAGATTGTAGTACTGTTAATGCCGCTGGTGATACAACTGCCCAGTTACCTGCGCCACGTCTTGTACGTTGTGCGATTTTGTTAGCTGTTCTGTTAATAAGAACTGCTAGTGCCGCATGCTCGTCACCAACGAATGTTGCTGTACCTGATACTGTAGCTTGGTTATAAGCTTCTTCTGTTGCCGCTAATGCTCTAAGTGAACCTAGAACTTCTTGGTCGATCTCAGCAGTAATTTCTTGTGCTAGTGCCGCCATGATTTCAGCTTCAACGTCAATACCGTGCATTGCTTGAGCATCTTGAGCCGCTTCAAACGTCCAACGTGCTTGCAATTTACGTGTTTTTGCTTCAACAGCTTGTTTTAGAATTTGTACAGAAATCTTACGACCACCGTCACCTTCTAAAGCTGATGTTGCCGCCGCATCCCCAGCAGTTCCGTCACCGGAATAAGCAGTAGCAATTTTAAATGGTGATAGTGCTTCGTCACCTGCTACTACGTCGTTTGCTGTACCTGTTGCGTTATTTGTTTCAGCATATCTTACACGTAATGTGTGAATTTGTCCAACTGGACCAGTCATTGGTTGTACACCAACTAATTCGTTAGCAATAACTGTTGGCATTACTCGTCTGATAACAGGTAGAATAACACGGTTAAGTGTTGCTACGTTACCAGCTGTTGTAGTACCTGTTGCTGATGTTTCAGCTAAGTGCTTTCTTGTGTTTTCTAAGATAACACCCATTGAATTGCGTTTAGAGCCCTGTAGACCTTCTAATAATGCGTCTTTGGTCTCACCCCAACGGCTTTCAAGTAGTTCTTGTGACATGATAATTTCTCCTAATGTCTTTACTTATAGTCCTGCTAGTTTGCGTAAGTCGATAACTTGTGTGTTTTCTTCTTTTGCTTCAACTGGCATGGCTTTATCCCCAGTAACTTCCTTAACTGATTCTGTAAGTGTTGTTTTGTTTGACTTCACTACATTCTCGTTAAGCACCGCTGGGAGATACTTGTTAAAAGTGGCATCTAATTTCTTAGTTTGTACACTCTCTAATAAATTTCGCATAACTTCTGCTTTCTCGTCGTTTAACGGACTTAAAAGCTCATCTAATTTTGCTGTACGCTCATTAGATTCTTTTATTACACGAACTTCTTTTTCTTTTGACTCAACCAACTTTTTAGTTTCGTTGAGTTTTTCGGTTGCTTCTTCTAATTGCTGATCTTTTTGTTCAATAGATGACATTAACTTGCGAATCTCAGCGTTCTCATTTAAATGAGTGCCTGCGAATTCACTTGCGAATGTTTCAAATATTTTACGTCCAAAGCTATTCTCACGAGCAACTTTGATATCTTCCTGCAATTGAGAGAGTTCTGCTTTCAAGTGCTTGGCAACAGCATTTGTCATTTTCTCACTTGATTCTGTAACGAACTTAGTTTTAAGTTCTTCCAGTTTCGCACGAGCCTCTGCTACAAGTTTAACTTTAGTTTCTACAACGTCCTGTTTATCTTGAGCAAATTCTTTAATTTCTTCTGACAATGCTTTAACAACAAACTGTTCTAGTTTTCCAACTGTTTCAGTTTGTGTTTTTCTATCTTGTCTAAGATCTTTGATTTCTTCCGCTAATTTAGTAACCATAAAGTTATTAAACTTGTTAGCGTTTTCTTTCATTGATACGTTAAACTTGACACGGTCTTCTGCTAACTGATCTTTTTCAGCTTTCACTTCATTAAGTTCAGTAGTAAGACTTTCTGTTACCATGCGATCAATCGCTTCAACCATATTACTTTTATCGTGTTCATAACGTTGTGCAAATTCCTCACGGAGCTCTGCACGAACCTGATCTTTGGTTTCTTCTAGTTTAGATTCCCAAGCTTCTTGGATTTCTGTTCTAGTTTCTTCATTAATCAGATCGCTATCTAGCAATGGTTTAATTACGTCTAGCATGATTGCGATTCTCCTAAATCTTGAGATCTTTAATAAGCTTTGTTACTTCGCTTTTTAAATATCTCTGTAGTTTCGAATCTGAACCTGCGTCCTTAGCCATTTCCAACACCTTATGTCCATACTTCATGTTCATAAGTCCTTCATAAATTGCTGTTGGGTAAGCGTTTGGAGCACTTGGTTGAGATACTATATCGACAGTGATAATTTCAAAATCACTGACGTGTCCTGAGCCTTCGGAAACGTTGCCACTTCCTCGACTAGAAACTCCTAATTTAACACCTGAACCTAGCATAGTTTCTACTAGTTTGCCCATTGGTGTCGGTAAAATCTTTAGTTTACCATGACCGTTTGGACCATCCATCCACATTTCTGTGATCATATGGCTTACACGATCTAAATTAATCTTTAAATCATCTGGGTGATCAACTTCGCCTAGAACTGAATATCCGCCTTTAACTTGTTCATTTAAGCTTTCTACAGCGTTTTGAATTTCGTTAACCGGATATACACGTTCGTTAGCATTCTTGACACCACCCTGGATACAAATACCTTTCATAAAAAGGTCTTTACCATCTTCTGAGCTTTCAGTGACAATATTAGCCGCTGTAAAGTTTAGATGTTCTCTTAGGTATGTTGTCATTCTTTTAGTTAATCCCTATTATACTTTTTTAAGATCAGGCTCAGTAGTTCCGCCTAAATCTTGTGCTTTTGGTGCCGGAGCACTTTTTTCTTCGTCTGTTTTAGCTGGATGAGCATCTGCTAACTTTTCTTTCTTACCACCGTCAGCCGCAACTGGAGATGTTTTGTTATCAGTATGATCAGCATGATCAGCTTTGACTGCTTTTAATGAAACTGCTTCTTCAATAGCTTCTTCAGTAGATTCTTCAACAGTTTCTTCTGTAGTTTCCATTGGCATTTCCATTTCGTCTTCTACTTCTTCAGCTTCTTCAGCTTCTGGTTCCATTTCCATGTCGCCTTCTTCTGCGTCAGGAGCTTCTTGATCATTCATAAGACCTTCAAATTCAGCCATTAACTCGTCTAGTTTGTCTTCAAGATCAACTACACGGTCTTCTAATTCTTCTTCAGCGTCGTCTTCGTCTTCTTCAGCAATACCTGCTTCGTCATGTTGAATATCTGACATCATTTCATCAGCGGCATCACCACCTAATGTTACTTCGTCTTCTTCTTCTTCAATTGACTCTTCAACTTTATCTTCTTTTTCGTCTTTGTCGCAATCTTCTGCTTCATCGAGTTCTTTTTCTTCTTCTACTACTTCTTCTGTTACTTCTTCTTCTGTTACTTCTTCTTCTTTCATTAAGTTCTCGTAAATTTCACGAGACTTTTCCACCACTACTTCATGGAATAGCTCTTTAGCCTTAGCTTCTTCATCGTTGATGATGAATTCGATAAGTTGTTCAAATTTGTTCATGTTAAATTCTCCATATATATATGCACAGTAAAACTATGCGGCTAGTATACTATTTAATATAAAAAAGAATTATAGTGGAGTTTTAAGTTAAAAACCGGCCAAAAAGAATGTTTTTTGTGGTATCTTGTAAGATCTTACAAGATTTTGTAATATTTTGTTAACTTTGTTAACTTTTAGAAACTACCGCCTGCTGGTTCAGGGGCTGGTGCGTACTGTTTTCTTACTTTAGATAGTTTTTCGTTTTCTTCATAAGCACGAATATCATTCATCTGTCTCATCTTGTTTATCTGTCTAAGAGTCAGTTTTGTTTTACGTAAATCACCAAGGCGTATTTGTCCATTGTCGTGATCAGCGTCCTGCATTCCTGGAACTGGTCTGTCATACTGTTCGTTGATTTTGTTGAATTCGTTTAGTATCATAACATTATTTATGTCTCTTGTGGTGCGTCTCCACCATCATCGACGTCTCCGCCTTCTGCGTCAATATCTAACTCATTGTCAAGCTCTGCGCCTGTTTCTAAGTCGCCTTCAATACCGCCTGGACTAATACCTACTGAACGCATATCATCACCACTTGGTGTTATACTTTCGTTTTCGTTATGCTCTTCTGCCCATAGTTTTTCATTTTCTAACATCTCGTCTTCTGTTAAACCTAAGAATCTTGCCATCATAAATCGTTTACTCATGTAAGGCAATCCTTCTATTTGTCCATACACGCTAACTCGCTGACTATCCATCTCTGCTTGTCTATAACTTGCGAAGTTTTGTGGTTCATTGAATTTAATATCAAAGATACCTGAATCAATGTTAAATCCTCTCCATCTCATAAACATTTTAAACTCTTTATCAAGTTTTTGGCTTAGTAGATTCTGTAAACGCATACAGTATTGATTAAACCTATATTCTTGAATAAGTGCTGTACCTACTCTACCGTCATTAAATGCTTGTGGTGAGTCTTCTGGTCCAGTAGGCAAGTATGAGCTTGGTACTCTTAAACCTCTTGCCAGTTTATTATTGAAGTATTTCATATCATCAATATCACCAAGGTTTTGTCCACCTGGTAATACTTCGACTGATGATCCTCTACCGTCTGCTGTTGTTGGGAAGAAGTAATCTTCGTTAATTGATAACGGATTATATGTAGCATCCATCATGTTGTTACCACCGCCACTCTGTGTAGGAATACGTCTTTGATGTATTTCGTTTTTGATACGTTCTACAAAGGCCATTGCCATATGACTTGGCATATTACCTACATCAATTTTAAACACTCTACGCTCTGGAGCACGTTGTATTCTGTATATCAATAGTGCGTCTTCTAACAGTTCTTTTTGCTTAAACACCTTAAGAACGTTTTCTAAGATACTTGTACCAAATGGCCAAGTAGTGTCTAATCCTTCAGATAATGACAAGTGAACTATGTGTTCTGAGTCTATACAAAGCTCGTTTAAGCCTTCGTTGAATCTACTACCACTACCGCCACCTAACGCACTTGCGTCTCCTCCGCCGTAGCCACCTGTACTCATGCCACCAGTACCACCACCTAACGCACCTCCTCCGCCAATACCTGGAGGTCTTGCCATTATGTCTTGTGTTGTTTTAACCGCTACTGACATATTTTCAAAGTTAGGGTTAACATCTCTTACTATATACTGCTCTGGTTTTTTGCCTTCTGATTCGTTAACAATAACTCTTGACACTTTTGTCATGTCAACCCAATACAGTTCAAATGTTTCTGGATCTCTAACAAACACTTGATCTCCGTACTTGATTGTATTTCTAAACAGCTTAAATGCTCGTTGATTAAATTGGTTTATATTACACCATTGTTGTAGCTGTGTTTTAATAATGTCAACTTCGTTGTCTGTTGGGTTGCCTTTAAATTCAACTTGGAATGCTGTTTGATTATTTTCATTTTGTTGAGTTGAAAACTCAGCTATAATATCTAAACAAGCATTGATTTCAGAATCCATATCCATTGATTCGTATTGATTGTACCTTGCTATCCTATTAGGGTGACCTGAATATACCTCAGGAAGTCTTGATTGGTAGTTCCTAAAAGCAAAGTCGTCGGATGATTGTCCAGTTGGGCTATAACTATCATTTCCCTTTACCGTGTTAGTACCCATTCCACTTATTGGACTAAACGTACCGTCTGTGCCTGGTGTTCTGTTGCTGAAATGTTTTTTATAAGTTGCCATTAATGTTCTCTTTTATATTAGCGTATATTTATCGATATACTATCATAGTAGCAAAATACTATAAACAAGTCAATACTAATTTAACCATTATGCGTAACTTGATGTTAATATTTTGCTTTGAATATTATTGGATGTGGCTACATGAGATATTAATTGATCCATTTTGCTAATCTGTTCTTTCATTAACTCAGATTGAGTTTCTGTTGTTCTAGC